TACATTTGTAATTTTATAATGAGTAAACTTGAGACAAATACAATTGATACAATTTCAGGAAGTACTAATCTTACATTAGGTGGTACTAATGCAACGGATATTACTATTCCAGTAGGAGTAACGATTACAAACAATGGCACTCAATCTGGATTTGGTGGTGTTAATACTCCAGCTTTTGAAGCATATCTATCAAGCACTCAAAATGTTTCTAATGATACAATTACAAAAATTCAATATGATACAGAAATTTTTGATACTGCTGGCGCTTATGATAATTCTACAAATTATAGATTTACTCCATTAACTGCTGGTAAATATTTTGTATATGGTTCTGTTTTTACTCATGCAGGAGATACTGCTTTAGCATATTCACAATTATTTATTTATAAAAATGGTGCTAGTATAAAAATTGCACAACAAGATAATGGTAATAATCCATTAACCAACACTACTTTATATATTTCTGCTGTTGTAGATATGAATGGAAGTTCAGACTATGTAGAATTATTTGGAAGATTGTATGGTAATGCAAGTACATTTCAATTTTTGGCAAGTACAAAAGCAAACTATTTCGGAGCATACAAAATTATAGAATAGGAATATTATGGCAGACGGAACATTAAAAGTAGGAACAATAACAACGAGCTCTGGATCAGGGACGATTACACTTGGTCAATCTGGAGAGACTATTTCTGTACCTTCTGGTGTAACTTTAACCAATAATGGTACTGCTAGTGGTTTTGGTAAAGTTTTACAAGTTTTAACAGCTACTGATAGCACACAAAGAACTACCTCTTCTTCCTCTTTTGTAACTGCTTCAAATACACTATCTGTATCAATAACACCTTCTTCTGTCTCAAATAAAGTATTTATTGTGTGTAATAGTAGTTATGGTCAAACTGGAACTGGAGAACAAGGAATAGCAACTATTTATAGGGATAGTACTAATTTAGGCCCATCAATGGGTTTGATGAATAGTGTTTCTTCCAGTGGAAATATTCAAACTCCAGGTTCTATGAGTTTTTTAGATTCACCAAATACTACAAGTTCTATTACATATCAAGCATATTTTAAAACAGGTGGTGGCGGTAGTTTGCAAATTAATAAAAATGGTACTCAAGGAACAATAACAGTATTTGAAATAGCAGGATAAAATTATGGATGACACGGTAATAAAAGCAATATTAAAAATAAATCCTGATGCAGAAGTTTCTGTAAGTGATAATGACATTAATACTGTTGTCTGGGAAAATGGCACAACACCTATTTCTAAAGAAGATATTCAAGCACAAATACCAATACTTGAACAAGAGATTGCAGCTGCAGCAGCACAAAAAATAGCTGACAAAGAATCAGCAAATGCTAAATTAAGAGCATTAGGATTAACCGATGATGAAATAGAGGCGTTTAGATCATGACAGCAATTTTAAAAGTAGACACGATACAAGATACATCAGGCAATAACATTATCAATGAGAATGCTAATACCATTACTATTGGTAAGAGTGGGGATACTATTAATCTTGCATCAGGTGCTACTGCTGGTTTTGGTAAAGTTTTACAAGTTGTTACTGCTACAGATGATACACAAAGAAGCACAACATCTACATCATTTGTTACTGCATCAAATACTTTATCAATTTCTATTACACCATCATCAGCATCAAATAAAGTATATGTAGTTGCAACAACATCTATGTTTTCTCCATCTGGTCAAACAGCTTTTGCAACTATTTTTAAAGATTCTACAAATTTAGGAACTGCTCTTTCTGGAATGGTACAAACAACAGGTAATATTTGGTCAGGATGTCCAATTAGTATTTTAAATTCACCAAATACAACTTCATCAATTACTTATCAGCTTTATTGGAGAGTATCTGGTGGTACAGGTTATTTAAACGGAGATGCTGGTAGAGCATCAATAACAGCATTTGAAATAGCAGGATAAAATTATGAATGACACAATTATAAAAGCAATACTTAAAATAAATCCAACAGCAGAAGTTTCTGTTAGTGGTAATGATATTAATACTATTGTTTGGGAAAATGGAACAACACCAATTCCTGTTGCAGATATACAAGCACAAATACCAACTGTTGAAGCTGAAATGGAACAAGAAAAACAAGACGCAATAAATAAAAAAGCATCTGGAATCCAGAAGCTAAAAGATTTAGGATTGGATGACGCAGAAATTAAAGCGTTGATAGGAGTATAATGGCAATAACTAGAACAAACGCAAATTCAATTACAGCATTACCTGCTGGTGTAGGTGGTAAGGTTTTGCAAGTTGTTAATGCAACTAAACTAGATACTTTTAGTTCTAGCTCTATGGCAGGTGGTGGATTTGTTGATGTAACTGGATTATCAGTAAATATAACTCCAACATCTGCATCTTCTAAAATATTAGTACAAGTATCTTTTAATGGTTCAAGATTTGATGGTTCTAGTGATTATGCAATATCATTTGGTATAGCAATTTATAAAAGTGCTACTGGAATAACTGATGGATTAATTTCTATTGGAAATTCTGCTAGTAACAGAAGTAGAACAACATCTATGTATAATAATGCTGCTGCTAGTGATGGAAGAAACATAAATTGTATTCCTTTAAATGTCTATGATACAGCTGGAACTACAAATCAAATTACTTATAAAGTTCAATTAACTCAAGGTTTTAATAGTTCAGCTGGAACTGGAATTATTTATTGTAATCGAACATCACAAGATAATGACGCTTATAATGGAATGAGAACTGCATCAACAATAACAGTAACAGAAATAGCAGGATAAAATTATGATTATAGAAGCAATATTAAAAATAAATCCTAATGCAGAAGTATCTGTAAATGCAGATGACATTAACCAAATAACTTGGCACAATGGAACAACACCTATCTCTAAAGCTGACATACAAGCACAATTTCCTATTGTTGAATTTGATATGGCTATGGCAGATTTAAGGTTAACAAGAAATAAACTATTACAAGAGACAGATCATTATGCTTTATCAGATCAAACTTTATCTGATGACATGAGAACTTATAGACAAGCATTAAGAGATATTACCAACGGTTTAACTACAGTCGAAGACGTTAATTCAGTCACATGGCCAACTAAACCAGGAGCCTAATAAATGGCTTTTGGAATAACAACATTTTCCGAAGCACCTTTTGCAGCAGAAGGTTCCTTAAATACCAATGTTGCAGTCACAGGTATACCTATATCGTCTACTACAGGTAATGTCACAATTACCGCTATTCAAAACCCAACAGTACAGGTAACAGGAACTCCACTTACAGTAACTTCTGGTAATCTAGATGCGAATCCTGATGCAAACCCAGCAGGGGAAGAATTAACTTCTGTTGTTGCAGATGTAGGTATTAAGATTGATGTAGATGCATCAGTTACAGGTGAAGATTTAACCATTGTATTAGGGGATGAATCTATTGTTGCTAACGCTAATGTAGATGTTACAGGAGAAGAATTAACTTCAACAACTGAAACTGTCACTATTAAAGCTGATGCTAATGTCGATGTTACAGGTGAAGAATTAACTACTAATCTTGGTGATGAAATTGCAACAGGAGATGCAAATGTAGATGTTACAGGTGAAACACTAACTTCAGCAGTTGGGGACGCAGAATCTTCTGTCAGTATTGATGTGGCAGTTACAGGTGAAGAATTAACCACGGCCGAAGGCTCAGTAACTGTTGACTTAAACACTCCTGTAGATTTAACAGGACAACAATTAACTGTTTCTTTAAATAATCCTTTAATTACTGCATGGTCTAACGTTGATCCAAATGTCACGAATACATGGACAGAAGTAAATACTGAAGACACTAACACTTGGAGAGAAGTTGATATCGCAGCTTAACAAGGATATAATATAGAAAATTATGGCTTCAACATATTCAACAAACCTGAAACTAGAATTAATGGCTACTGGCGAAAACGCTGGTACATGGGGAACAAAAACTAATACTAATTTAAATTTAGTTCAACAAGCAGTTTCAGGATATGAATCTATTAACGTAACTACAACATCAATTGCTTTAGCAATGTCTGATGGAGCTATTTCTCAAGCAAGAAATGCTGTAATAAATTTTGCTGGAACTTTGAGTGGAGCAACTAACATTACAATTCCTGATAATATAGAAAAAGTTTATATTATTAAAGATGCGACTACACATAGTGGTAACGGTTTAACTTTTAAAACAGTATCGGGTACAGGGATTGCTTTAGAAGAAGGTAAGACTCATTTTGCATATTCAGATGGAACAAATATAAATCAATTAACTTTAGATACTTTACCAGGAACAATCGCAACTGCACAATTAGAAGATAATTCAGTGACGACTGCCAAAATTTCAGATGCACAAATTACTACAGCTAAAATTTCAGCAAACCAAATTACTGAAAGTTTGATTTCAGATAATCAAATTACTACTAGCAAAATTAATAATGATGCTGTTACAGCTGCAAAATTATCTAGAAAATTTACAATAACAACAAACGCCACAGCCTCAGGTGGATCCGATGGAGATCTTTGGTTTGTCTACTCATAGGAGAATAGATGCCAATAAAAGTCAATAAAACAGGAACCTGGTACGAAGCAGAACAAGTTAACGTTAATAAATCAGGAACCTGGTACGAAGTTGATGAAGCTTACGCAAATGTAAGTGGAACTTGGGAACAAGTTTATTCATCTTTTCAAGCAACTGCATATGTCACTTTAACTTCTGGTTCAGGAACCTTTGCTGTTCCACAAAATGCTAATGCAATTCATATTCAATACGCAGTAGGCGGAGGTGGTGGTGCTGCAGGTGGAGTAAGTTACGATAAAGCAGGTGGAGAATCTGCAGGTGCTGGCGGTGGTTCTGGAGCATATATATCTGATAAAATATTTAGTGTAACTGAATTAGAAACAATTACTTATTCTATTGGATCAGGTGGAGCAGGAGGAAACCAAACAGCAAATTTTGGTCAACCTAAAATTGCATCAGCTGGAACAAACACAACTTTATCAGGATCAACAACAGGTTCTATTTTTACTTTAGGAGCTGGCGGAGGATCCTCAGGTACTGGTGGAGGAGTACAAGGGCCTTTAAGAACAAATACAGCAGGTACAGCGGGAACTGCAACTATATCAGGATCAGCAGTAACTTCAGGAACATTTAAAGATTCTGACGGTACAAATAAAAATGTAACTTCAAATACTTCTGGCCCTGTAGGCACATTTAACCAATCAGGTAATGGTGCAGCGGGAGATTTAACTGGTTCAGGAAACTGTAGTGGAGATAACTGTCAAATCGGTGGATTTGATGGTGGTGATTCTTATGCAGGAAATATTTCTGGAGGAGCTGGTTCTCCAGTAGGTGGTTCTACAGGTGGTTTAGATGGTACACGTGGATCTGGTGGAGGTGGTGGAGGAGCTCAATATGGCTCAGAGCCTACTACTGGACATGGTGGTGATGGTGGTAACGGTGAAATTAAATATAGATTTTTAAAAGTAAATTAGTATAGTGCCTTTATGGCAAACATTTCTAAATGGTTTGGTTACCCTATTTATATTTCCTCTATTAAAAATTTTAAAGAAATTAATAAAGATATTGTACCCTTAATCGAGAAGGAAGTAACAGCCACCAATTCTCAATACTCACGAACCACGGACATTAAAGCCAAAGAACTACAATCTATTGATGATAATTTACATTTAGATCCAAGATTTAAAAAGTTATTTGATGAAATAGAAAAAGTAATTATTGCAGCAATGTCTGTACAAAATTATGATTTAGAATTATTTGAGTTTTATATTACAAAGGCTTGGGCTACATATTCTATAAAAGATCAGTTTATTGCTTATCATCGACATATGAGTAGTCATTATTCTTTTGTGTATTATCCTTTTGCTGAAGACCAAGGAAATTTATTTTTTCTAGATGATGAGGCACATAAGGTAGGATTAAACATTCCAAGAAGAGAACCTTATTTTTCTAAATGGGATGAGACTAATTTTGCAAAAGCAGAGTACCCTGCAGCAACAGGAAATATTATTGTCTTTCCTTCTATGATATTTCATGAGACTGGAATGAACACGAAACACGAACCACGGATCTCTATATCAGGTGATATTATGATAACCATGAGAAAAGGTGTTAAATCAGAACATAATATACCATCACCATCTACTTGGAAGAAGCTATAATGTGTTGTAAAATACATTATGCCATTAACAAATGTACAAATTAGGCCAGGTATAAATAAATCCGATACACCATCAGCAGCAGAAGGTCAATGGATTGATGGAAACTATATTAGATTTAGATATGGTCAACCAGAAAAAATAGGTGGGTATGTTGCCATAGGACAAGAAACTATAGCAGGCCCTGCAAGAGCTGAACATACTTGGACAGATTTAGAAGGTAGAAAATATGCAGCGATTGGCACCTCAAAAGCTTTATACATTTATTATGAAGATAAATTTTATGACATTACTCCATTAAAAGCTGGATTATCAAGTGCAACTTTTGATTCAACAAATGGTTCAAAAACAGTAACTGTAAATAAAACAGGACATGCTTTAAGTGTAGGAGATTATATAACTTTTTCTAGTGTAACTATTCCAGGAACTTCTTCTTTTGTTGCAGCTGATTTTGAAAATTATACTTTTGAAATATTAACAGTTCCTACAGCAGATACTTTTACAATTGAAATGAAAAATAATGAAACAGGTACAGATATGTCTGCTTCAGGTTCTGCAACAATAAATCCTTATGAAGAAGTAGGGCCAACTATTCAAACTTATGGTTATGGTTGGGGAACGGATACATGGGGTTCTAGTACATGGGGAACAGGAAGCACCTCATCTACTGTAATTTTAGATCCAGGTAACTGGAGTTTAGATAACTTTGGTCAACAACTTATAGCAACAGTTAAAGATAGTAAAACTTTTGTTTGGGATCCAGGCACTACAAGTCCTCAATTAACTACTCGTGCTACGATAATGGTGGGTGCTCCAACTGCAACAAGACTAACTGTTGTTTCAGATAGAGATAGACATGTAATACATTTTGGAACTGAAACTACAATAGGAGATACAACTTCACAAGATCCAATGTTTATTAGATTTTCAGATCAAGAAAACTATAATGTTTATCAACCAACTTCAGTTAATACTGCAGGAACATTTAGATTAGATACAGGTAATAAGATTGTAGCAGCAGTGTCTGGTAAAGACTATACTCTTATTTTAACCGATACCGCTGCTTATACTATGCAGTTTGTTGGCCCTCCTTTTACATTTTCAATCAGACAAGTAGGATCTAATTGTGGTTGTATTGGACAACACTCAGTAGTTTATGCAGATGGACAAGTTTTTTGGATGGGTAAAGGTGGTGGATTTTATAGATTTGATGGTACAGTAAAATTACTTCCTTCACTTGTTGAGGATTATGTTTTCACAACTTCTGGTAGTAATGTTGGTGTTAATTATTCCTCAAATGAAATTATTTATGGACAGCATAATTCTTTATTTAATGAAATAGTATGGTTTTATCCTGCTGGAACACCTTTAAATAATCCTTCAACTCAAAATAATAGATCTGTAGTTTATAATTATGTAGAAAATACTTGGTCTATAATGACATTAGCAAGAAGTAGTTATGTAGATGCAGACACTTATGATAAACCCTATGCTACGGAATATAATACCACAGGTACTCCAACATTTGCAAATTTAAGTGGAGCAACTAATAAATTTGGAGCTAGTACATTATATGAACATGAAAGTGGTTTAAATCAAGTTGCTCTTAATGGTACCCAAACTGCAATTCCTGCATACATTCAATCTGGAGATTTTGATTTACCTTACCAGGGAGATGGGGAATATTTATTAAGAATTTCAAGGTTTTTACCTGATTTTAAAAATTTGCAAGGAAATGCTCAAGTCACAATTAATTTAAAAGATTATCCAATTGATACAGGCACCTCTTCACAATTAGGGCCTTTTACTATAAACTCATCTACGCAAAAAGTAGATACTAGAGCAAGAGGACGTTCAGCAAATTTAAAAATTGAAAATACATCAACTGATGAAACATGGAGATTCGGTACATTTAGAGCAGATGTTAACCCTGATGGTAGAAGATAATGGCTAAAATAAACGTATATGTACCTGAACCTCCTCAAGAATATACACCAGAAGGATTTAGACAAATTAACCAAGCATTAGAAACAGTGGAGAATCAATTAAATACATCTTATCAACAAGACTTGAAAAATGAACAAGATGCGTTTAGTTTCTTTTTATCATGACAATACAATATAAAAATCAAGGTTTTATTTTAAATACAACTAATTTAACTACACTACTTACGATTGATAATTCTTCAAGAGCATTGGTAAAAAATATTGCAGTTACTAATGAACATAATAGTAATAACTTAGTAGAGATGTATTTAAGAGATAACTCTGCTTCTACCGATTATGAATTTTTTCATAAAAACATGACCGCAGATGAAACAGCTCAAGCCGCGGGGCAAGTTCTAGTATTAGAAGAAAGCGATGGAATTAAAGCTCAAGCAGATGTAGCAGGTGTTGTTAAAGGTGTTATATCCTATGCACTTATAAACAGATCACAGGAAAATGGCTAAACAAAAATTTGTACATTATGTACCCAGGCCAAAACCTAGGAAGCGGCCAGGTCGTCATAAAAAAAGACTTAACAAAAATGAAAAAAGAAGTTATAAGAAGTACAATAGACAAGGAAAATAATTATGACTGATTTAATAAAACTACCTGCAGAAGCAAAAGAAATAATAAAAAATAAAAGAACAGGGAAAATATATGATAGCAAAGCTGATTTTGATTCTGATGTTGCTGATCCCAATACTGACACTACTGTGGATGATTTTCGACAAGACCTCGAAATAAAAGTGACAAGAGTTACAATGGGTGTTAAAACAAAAAAATAAAAAATAAAAATGCAACCCAGAGGCGCTACCGAAATACAAATGGAAATGTTGTATAAGCATGTTCCAAAAACATTACTTGATCAAGTACAAATCTGTACTTCAGTTCCTGGTAAAGTTCCTATTGATCCTAATAAAATAAATATTCTTTGGCAAAAAAATTCTTGGGATCAACCAAACTTACAAGAGTTCTTTGGTAATAAAGCAAGACACAAAGAATATGATTGGTACGTATTCAATAGTCATTGGAATTATGAAAAGTTTAGATATTTCTTTGATATACCAACTGAAAAATCTACAGTAATTAAAAATGGAATAAACAATTTTCCAAAAAGAAAGATATATAAAAAAGGTGAACCTATAAAGATATTACATCACAATACACCATGGAGAGGATTAAATGTTGTCTTAAGAGCAATGCAAGAAATAAAAAATCCTAATATTACTTTAGATGTTTATAGTTCTACTCAAGTATATGGAGATGCATTTAAACAACAAAATGATGATCAATTTAAACCTTTATATGAACAAGCAGGACAATTACCTAATGTAAATTATATAGGTTATAAACCTAATGAATATATTCTAGAACATATGAACGAATATGATTTATATGTTTATCCTAGTGTATTTGAAGAGACTTTCTGTGTATCTGCTATGGAAGCATTAGCAGCAGGAGTTCATGTAATCACTAATAACTTTGGAGCATTATATGAAACTTGTGCAGAGTGGCCAGTGTATATTAACTATAGTAAAAATTATGAAACTATGGCTAGGGCTACAGCAGCAGCTATTGAAATTGCAGCTAGTTATTTACATGAAAATTTTATTCAAGATCATTTAGAAGAACAACAAAAGTTTTATAAACGATTTTATAATTGGCAAAAAAAGGGAATGGAATGGACTAGTTTTTTACAAGGAGCCCTTAGTGAGCGAAAGTAAAACATATGTTAACGAAGATACTTATCAAACA